CGCAGCCGCTACGACGAAGCCGTGTCGCTGCTCAAGAAGCTGGCCAAGCGCGAGATCACCCTGGGCATGCCCCAGACGCCGACCTCGCGCATCAAGCCCAGCATCGACAGCGCCCCACGGCGTTGGCGCGGCCGGAGGCTGACATGAGCATCGCCCTGCGCTACGACGATGCCGCCATCGAGCGGCTCGCCGACCGCATCCGCGCCTTCGCCGATCAGGACCGCAGCGGCCTGATGGAGGCCATCGCCTTCGAGGGCGAGAACCAGACCCGGCGGCGCATCACCGTCGAGAAGACCGCGCCCGACGGCACCCGCTGGCCGGCTTGGTCGCCGGCCTACGCCGCCAGCCGGCATCGCGGCCATGGCCTGCTAGAGCGCAGCGGCGCCCTGGTCGACTCCATCGTCAGCGACTCGAGCGATGAGCACGCCGAGTGGGGCTCGAACCTGATCTATTTCGCCATCCACAACTTCGGCGGTACCGAGGACATGGCCCCCGGCCCGGCGGGCATTCCGCAGCGCCAGAGCCTGGGGCTGTCATCGGACAACGAAACCGACATCCAGGCCATCGTCGATGACTGGGCCGAACGCCAACTGGAGGAGCTATGAGCGGCGATATCGAAACCGTGCGCCAGGCGATCGTGACTAGCCTCGGCGACGCCCTGGGCGCCCCGGTGCTAATCGAATCCCACGGCGGGCGCTTCGATCGGGCGGAGCTCGCCCGCTACAGCAAGCGCGCCCCGGTGGTGCTGATCGCCGCCATGAGCCTGCCTAGTGTGGGCGAACGGGGCTCGATGACCCTGCCCACGGTGCAGTTTGCGGCCTTCGTGATCTGCCGCGATGCCCCTGGCGAGCCCCGCGACACCCAGGCGCTGACCCTGGCCGAGGCCCTGGTCCGCCATATCACCGGCAACCGTTGGGAACAGGAGAGCGTCCAGCGGCCGGAGCGGATCAACGCCGAGAACCTCTACAGCGGCGAGATCGATCGCCTAGGCATCGCCATGTGGGCGGTGAGCTGGCGGCAGGCCATCGAGCTGAGCTCGCGCCGCGACCCGGCCACGCTCGCCGATTTCGAGCGCTACCGCGCCACCCACCAGGTGGGCACCGACGACGACCCTGACACCAAGAGCCAGGCCGATCTGCCCCAGTAGGCCAACCAGGAGAGCTACCCCATGCCATCCGTCTACGTCACACCGCGCCTGCGTGACCCCAAGCACCCCGAAGCGGGCGTGCTCCAGGTGCGCCGCGAGAACGGCAAGCCGATCGAGGCCGACGGCGCCACGGTCGAACTTAGCCCCTACATCCGCCGCCGCCTGCGCGATGGCGATCTGATTCGTGGTGAGGCCCCCAAGGCCAAGGTGGCGGAAAAGCCCGGTGCCAAATCCACCGCCAAGACTAGCGACCAGGAGGGCTGATCATGGCCATCACATCCGGCGTCTTCAACGACATTCCCAGCGCCCTACGCATTCCGAGCGTGTTTATCGAGTTTGACTCGCGCCTGGCCAACTCCGGCGTCTGGCAGACTCGCCTGCTGGTCATTGGCCAGCGCGCCACCGCCGGTGAGAAGGACGCCCTGTCCGTCGACCGGGTGACCGGCCCCGAGCAGGCCGACCGCTACTACGGTCGCGGCTCGATGCTCGCCGAGATGGTGCGCACCGCGCTCGACATTGACCCTTACATGGAGACCTACGCCGTCGCCCTGGACGACGATGGCGCCGGCGTCGAGGCCTCAGGCTCGATCACCGTCGCCGGCAGTGCCACCCAGGCCGGCACTGTCTCGCTCTACGTCGCCGGCTACCGGGTGCGCACCGCCGTGGCCGCTACCGACGATGCCGCGACCATTGCCCAGGCCATCGTCGATACCATCGGCGACAACGACCGCCTGCCGGTCACCGCCGCCATCAATGGCACCACCCCCGAGCAGGTCGACATCACCTGCACCTGGGCCGGCGAGACCGGCAACGACATCGCCCTGGTGATGGGTGCCAAGGGCGAGGATGGGGTGCCTGGCGTCAGCTACACCATCACCCAGCCCAGCGGCGGCAGTGGCAACCCGGATCTCGGCGAGGTCATCGCTGTGCTGGGCGACGAGTGGTACCACTACTTTGCCTGCCCCTACACCGACACCGCCAACCTCGACGCCCTGACCGCCGAGCTAGATCGGCGCTACGGCCCCATGGTGCAGATGGGTGGCCGTGCCTTCGCCGCCTTCCGTGGCACCCACTCGGAGACCGGCACCTTCGGCAGCGCGCTGAACAGCCCGCACCTGACTGTGATGGGCACCGGCCTGGCCGCGAGCCCCACCTGGCTGTGGGCCGCCAGCTACGCCATGGTCGCCGCCGGCAAGCTGAGTAACGACCCGGCGCGCCCGCTGCAATACCTGGCGCTGCCTGGCCTGATCGGCCCCGCCAAGCCGGATCGCTGGACCCAGGCAGAGCGCAACCTGCTGCTGTTCGATGGCATCGCTACCTTCACCGTGGCCACCGACGGCACCGTGCAGATCAATCGCGAAATCACCACCTATCAGGAGAACGATGCCGGGGTGGCCTCGGATGCCTACCTGGACATCCAGACCCCCGAGACCCTCGAGCGCATCCGCTACGAGCAGATCTCGCGGATTCTCTCCAAGTACCCGCGCCACAAGCTCGCAAGCGATGCCGATGCCGCCCTCTACGGCGCCGGCCAGCCGATCATGACCCCCAATGTGGCCCGCGCCGAGCTGCTGGATCTCTACCGCGACTTCCTGGAGAGCGGCTGGGTGCAGGACTACGAAGGCTACGCAGAGAGTCTGATCGCCAATATCGACCCCGACGACCCGGCGCGGCTCAACGTCATCGACTCACCGCAGCTGATCGGCCAGTACCGCATCCACGCCATGCAGACCCAGTTCCGGCGCTAAGCGCCGGGCTGATTCAGCGGCATCTAACCGCCGTTTAAGGAGCCCATAACCATGACTCAGATTACCGGCAAGGCCAGCGTCAAGGTCGACGGCACGGAGCTGCTTTCCGATGTCGGCGCCACCCTCAACGTTGGCGGGGTCAGCCGTGAGGCGGTGCTCGGCGCGCGTGGGGTGCAGGGCTATCGGGAGACCCCGGTGGCCCCGACGATCACCGTCACCGTGCGCCACACCGAGGACACCGACCTGATCGCCCTGGCGCGCATCGTCAACGCCACGGTGCTGTTCGAGACCGACACCGGGCGCTCGATGCTGATGCGCAAGGCCTTCGTCACCGAGCCGCCGGAGCTGGATGCCAGCAACGGCAACTTTGACCTCAACTTCAGCGGCCTCGGCCTCGAAAACCTCTAAGGAGCTCCCATGAGCGAAGAGACCCATATCACCCTCAAGCATCCCGTCACCTACCAGGCCGACAAGTACGAGGGCGGCGGCAGCCGTGAGCTGACCGAGATCCGCCTGCCATCACGGGTCAAGGCCAAGCACCTGCGCGCCATGGACGAGGCCAAGGGCGAGATCGGCAAAGCGCTGGCCATGGTCAAGGCCATGACTGGGCTTCCCCAGGCGGCCATCGACGAACTCGACGCCGAGGACGTGGCCAGCATCACGGAGGCCCTGGCAGCCCCTTTGTCGGCGCTCCCGGCGACTGGGCCGACGTCCTCGGACTGATCGCCCACACCTTCCACTTTCCGCCCAGCGAGCTGTGGGAGATGGACGTGCGGGAGCTGCAATTCTGGGTACAGCGGGCCAAGAAACTGAATCGGAGGCAGTAAATGGCAGAGCTCAAGGCGAGCGTCATCCTCGACCTGGTCGACCGCATCAGCCGGCCGGTCCAGCGCATCGAGCGCCAGTTCGCCAGCCTGGGGCGCTCGCGGGGCTTGCAGCAGCTGCGCCGCTCGGTGGCCAACGTCGGCCAGCAGTTCGGCGGCGTGGTCTCGGCCTCCGGCAACCTGACCCGCCGGCTGGCGGTGATGGGTGGCACCGCCGCCGGGGCGGTGTGGGGCTTCGAGCGCCTGGTGGGCGGCGTCACCGATACCGCCGATGCCGCGATCAAGACCGCCGACCGGCTCGGCGTGCCCCTCAAGCGCTTGCAGGAATGGCGCTATGGCGCCGAGCGCTCGGGCATCGCCACGCGCACCTTCGACATGGCCTTGCAGCGCTTCACCCGACGCGCCGCCGAGGCCGCCTCCGGTACCGGCGAAGCCGTGGGCGCGCTCGACTTCCTCAACATCCAGTTGAAGGACGCCAACGGCAACATGCGTCCGACCACCGAGCTGCTGCCCGAGGTGGCCGACGCCCTGTCAGGTATCGAGGACCCAGCACTGCGCGTGCGCGCCGCCTTCAAGCTGTTCGATAGCGAGGGCGTGGCGATGCTCAGCTTCCTGGAGGGCGGCTCCCAGGGCATGCGTGACCTGGCCCAGGAGGCACACAACGCCGGGGTGGTGATGGACGAGGCCTTCGCCCGCCAGGCGGTGGAATACAACGACACCATGATGGACTTCCGCCGCACCCTGTTCGGCGTGCGCCTGAGCCTGGTGCAGGAGCTGTTGCCGGCCCTCACCGAGTGGCTGAAGCACCTCAAGTCGCTGACCCAGGGCAACCGCGAGCTGATCACCCGCCGCCTGCTCGATGGCCTGCGCCGCTTCTGGGAGGGGGTGCAGGCCATCGGTCGGGGGCTGGCCTGGACGGCCGATCTATTGGGAGGCTGGGGCCGCTTGGCTGGGCTGGTGGCCACCATAATGGCGGGGCCGCTAATCCTGTCGGCTGTCCAGTTGGGTCTTGCTCTGCTGGGGCTCGCCAAGGTCATTGGCACCCTGGCTTTGTCGGCTATGCCGGCGGCCATCGGCGCCGTCCGGGCGCTGGGGGTGGCACTGCTGACCACGCCGGTGGGCTGGGTCATCGCCGCGATCGCCGCCATCGCCGGGGCGGCCTATCTCATCTACCGCTACTGGGAACCGATCAGCGCCTGGTTCCGCGATATGTGGGCCTCGGTCACCGCCTTTTTCGAGCAGGGCATCCTCGACGTCACCCTGACGATCCTCTCCTGGTCCCCGGCGGGGCTCTTCCTGCGCGGCATCGATGCGGTCATCGCCGCCTTTACCGGCGCCTCGCTGCTGGATACCGGCCGCGAGTGGATCGGCGGCTTGCGCGATGGCATCGAGGAGCGTTGGAAGCAGGTTACTGCCTGGGTCGATGAGCGCCTGGTTGGCCTTCAGGCCGCCTTCGCCAACTTCTCACTGACGGAGGCCGGCCGCGATCTGATCGGCAGCCTCTGGGATGGCATCGAGGAGCGCTTCACGGCCCTGAGCCGCTGGCTGGAGAAGAAGCTCGCCGGCCTGGTGAGCTGGATGCCTGACTGGGCGCAGGGGCCGCTAGGGCTGGAGGGGCTCGGCAGCGGCCCGGCGCTGGGCGGCAGCATGCTCCAGGCCGAGGCGGTGGATGGCGCCCTGATGGCGGCGGGCGAGACCCGAGTGGGCGGCGAGCTGCGCATCACCATCGACAGCGAGGGCCGCCCGCGGGTGGACGACCTGCGCCGCGATGGCCCCATGGAGCTGGATGTCGATGTGGGCGACTGGAGGATGTGGCAATGAAGCTACTCGCAGTCGATGGCTTTACGTTGGGCGCTATCAGAGAGCCACGCCTGATTCGCCAAGGCCGCACCAACCACACCGGCCCCAACATAGATGCCCCAGTGCATGCCGGGGAGCAGCCACAGCAGCAGTCCGACCGTCACGGCGGGGCCAATGACCAAGGCGGCAAGCGAGATCTTCGTCGACTTCTTCATCCCTGCATCTCCTTTTCCGAATATCCAAGGAGCTTAGCCCAATGAGCTGGCGTGATCGAATCGGCGACGGCGTGGCCGAGTTTCGCGGGGTGCGTTTGTACCTCGAGCGCGGCTCGATTGGACCGGGGCGCCGTGTCCAGGTCCACGAGTACCCGCTGCGCGACGAGCCCTACGCCGAGGATCTCGGCCGCAAGGCCCGCGAATGGCAGGTCACCGGCTACCTGATCGGCGACGACTACGACATCCAGCGCAACCGCCTGGCCGACGCCCTGGAGCTGCCCGGCGCCTTCGAGATGCGCCACAGCTACTACGGCACCGCCCGGGTGGTGGTGACCGATTCAAGCATCAGCGAGTCGACCCGCGAGGGCGGCATGGCCCGGGTGCGCCTGACACTGGTGCGCGCAGGCGACGAGCCGCGCTACCCCACCGCCGTGGCCGACACCCAGCAGCTGGTTACCGACGAGGCCCAGGGCGCCTTCGACGCCATCCTCGACGACTTCGCCGCCGCCTATGACGTACTCGAGCTCGCCGCCGATCGGGTGGCCGCCATCGAGGGCGCCATCCTCAATGCCATCGCCACCGTCGAGGGCGTGATCGGCGATGTCACCGGCACCATCGCCGGGTTGATCCGCACCCCGGGCGAGCTGGGCGCGGCAATCCTCTCGAGCCTAGGCCAAATCAGGAGCATGCTCGGCGAGCCGGGCCGCGCCCTGGGGCTCTACGAGGCGCTGTTCAGCGCCGGTGAGACCCGTCCGGCATCGAGCCTGCCCTACAACGCCCCGCAGGATGCCCAGCGCGAGGCCGCCGCCCAGACTGCCGCCGTCGAGCTGGTGCGCCGTGGCGCCGCCATCGAGGCCGCCCGCGCCGCCTCAGCGTGGACCTATCCGACCCGCCAGGAAGCCGTCGAGACACTCGAGGTCGTCCATCGCGGCCTCACCGAGCAGCTGGCAGGCGCGGTACCGCCGCCCCCGCAGCTGACCCAGCGCCTGGTCAGACTGCGCGCCGCCGTGGTTCAGGACCTGCGCACCCGCGCCACCGCACTGCCGGAGCTCGCCGAATACACCCCCGGCGCCCGCCTGCCGGCGCTGGTGATCGCTCAGCGGCTCTATGGCGACGCCACCCGCGACGCCGAGATCGTGAAGCGCAATCGCGTCCGTCACCCGGGCCGCCTGCCCGCCGACACCCTGGAGGTGCTCAGTGAGTGAGCTTGTCTTGATCGTCGACGGCACCCGCCACCGGGGCTGGACCGAGGTGCAGGTGCGCCGCGGCCTGGACCAGATCGCGGACACCTTCGAGGTCGCCCTCACCGAGAAGTGGAGCGAGGGCGCCGCCCCGCGCCGCCTGCGCGCGGGCCAGGCCGTCGTCGTCGAGATCGACGGCGAGCGGGTCATCACCGGCTACATCGACGACGTGCTACCCAACTACGACGCCCGTCAGCATCAGCTGGTGATCAACGGCCGCTCGAAGACCGCCGACCTGGTCGACAGCTCGAGCACTGCCCAGCCCTGGGAGACGGCCCAGACCGTCGAGCAGATCGCCCGCCGTGTGGCCGCCCCGTTTGGCATCGACGTGGTGGCCGAGGTCGATGTCGGTGCTCCCCTGCGCGCCATCGAGATCGAGCCGGGCCAGACCTACGGCGAGGCGCTGATCCAGCTCGCCGGCTACCGCGCCCTGCTGCTGATCAGCGACGCCCAGGGCCGGCTGGTGATCACCCGGCCGCCCCGCGCACGGCTGACCACCGAGCTGGCCCTGGGCGAGAACATCCGCGCCGCCAACGGCCGCTTCTCCGATCGCGACCGCTTCAGCGAAGTGATCGTGCAGGGTCAGAGCGCCGCCGATGATGGCTTCTGGGGCGAGCCCGCCAGCGCCGCCGAAGGCCGCGCCAAGGACCCGGGCATCGAGCGCTATCGCCCGACCCTGGTGGTCTGCGACACCAGCGCCGACACCGCCTCATGTCGTCAGCGCGCCGAGTGGGAGATCCGCCAGCGCTGGGGACAGAGCCGTGGCGTCACCTACACCGTGGCCGGCTGGCGCCATGCCGAGGGCCTGTGGCGCCCCGGCGACCTGGTGCCGATTCGCGACAAGTGGATGGGCCTCGACGGCACCGAGTGGCTGATCACCCATGTCCAGTTCCTGCTTGATGAGCGGGGCGAGCGCAGCGAGATCCGCGTCGCCCCGCCCAGCAGCTACGACCTGCGCGCCGAACCGCAGCCCGAACAACAGGAGAGCGCCGTATGGTGAATGCCCGCGAGACCGGCCGCCTGCTCGCGCCCCTGTGGCGCCGCCTGCGCCTGCTGATCAGCCGTGCCGTGGTCACCGGCAGCAACGCCGGTAAGGGCCTGCAGCGCCTCCAGCTCACCCTGCTGCGCGGCGAGACCCGCGAGGTCGAGCACCTGGAGCCCTACGGCTACACCGCCCGGCCCTTGAAGGGTGCCGAGGCCATCGCCGCCGCCGTGGGGGGCGCCCGTGGCCACCTGGTCGGGCTGCTGGTCGGCGATCGCCGCCACCGCCCCAAGAACCTCGCCCCAGGTGAGGTCTGCCTCTACACCGACGAGGGCGATCAACTGGTGTTCAAGCGCGGCCGTATCGTGCGGGTAACCGCCGGTTCAGCGGTCCAGGTTACAGCGCCCCAGGTCACCGTCACCGCCAGCACCTCGATCACCCTGGATACGCCGGACGTCTTCGCCACCGGCAACATCGCCGCCCAGGGCCAGGTCAGCGACGCCACCGGCTCGATGCAGCAGATGCGCGATACCTACAACGACCACAACCACGCAGAGAACGATAACGGCGGCCCGACCGATACGCCCAATCAGGAGATGAGCTGATGGACCTAGCCCTGAAGAGCGTCGGCGGCGGCCTGGACCTTGAGTTGCTCGACGGCGACCTGGCCAGCGATGACGGCCTGCGCACCGCCGTGGCGCTGGCGCTGCTCAGCGATCGCCGCGCCGAACCCGACGACGTGCTGCCCGACGGTAACGATGGTCCGCGTGGCGACCGGCGCGGCTGGTGGGCCGATGCCATCGCCGAGCGCGACGGCGACCGCTTCGGCTCCCGGCTGTGGCTGCTCAGCCGCGAGAAGACGCTGCCCGAGGTACGTCGCGACGCTGAGGCTTACGCCCACGAGGCGCTGGCCTGGCTGCTCGAGGACGGCGTGGCCGCCGCCGTCGAGGTCGCGGCGAGTACCGAAGAACGCGACATCCTCGAGCTCGAGGTCGTGATTCAGCGCGGCGACGGCACCCGCGTCGCCGGTCGCTACCAGTATCTATGGAGATAACCGATGCCCTGGCAGTCACCTAGCCTGACTCAACTCGCCGAGCAGGTCCGCGCCGACATGCGCGCCCGCCTGCCCGATGCCCGCCCGGCGCTGCGTCGTGCCCTGCTGGGCGTGGTGGCGGATGTCGACGCCGGCGCCGTGCATGGCCTCTACGGCTACCTGGAATGGCTGGCCCGTCAGCTGATCATCGATACCGCCGAGGCCGAGTGGCTCGAGCGCTGGGCGTCGATCTGGCGCATCTATCGCCTCGACGAGGTGGCCGCCAGCGGCAGCATCGACCTGACCGGCAGCGTCGGTGCCGAGCTGCTCGAGGGCACCGAGCTGGAGGCCGACAACGGCGCCACCTACGTGACCGACGCCACCGTCACCCTCGATGCCCAGGGCGAGGCCAGCGTTGGCGTCACCGCCCTCGAAGCGGGCGAGGCCGGCAACCAGGACGCCGGGGCCACCCTGCGCTTGGTCAGCGCCGTCAGCGGCATCGACGGTGAAGCCACCGTGGGGGTCGATGGCCTCACCGGCGGCGCCGCCCGCGAGAGCGACGAGCGCCTGCGGGCCCGGCTGCTCGAGCGCATCCAGAACCCGCCCCATGGCGGCAACGAGGCCGACTACATCCGCTGGGCCCGTGAGGCCCACCCGGACGTCACCCGGGTCTGGGTCACGCCCCACGCCCCGGACGTCGGCGAGGTCACCCTGCGCCTGATCTGCGGCGAGCTCGAGGACATCATCCCCAGCCAGGAGGTGATCGACGCCGTGACCAGCCATATCGACACCGTGCGCCCGGTCACCGCCCGCGGCTTCTATGCCATCGCCCCGGACGCCGCGCCGCTGGATCTTTCGATCGGGCTGACCCCGGACACCGCCGAGGCCCGCGCCCGGGTCGTCTCGGCCCTCGAGGACTTCCTCGGCCAGACCGCCGCTCCCGGCGGCACCGTCTACCGTGAGCAGCTCTCCGGCGTCATCTACGTCGCCGCCGGCGAGAGCCGCCATTCGATGTCGGTACCGGCCGCCGACGTTACCCATTCCGTCAACCAGATCGCGACCCTGGGGACCATCACATGGCTCTGACCCGCGACGACTATCACGGCATCCTCGATGCCCTGGCCCCGCCCGGGCAGGCGTTGCCCAGCAACCCCGAGAGCCTCTGGCAGCGCCTGCTCGAGGCGCGGGCCGGCGCCTTCGCACGTCTCGACGGCCGCGCCGATCGCCTCCTCGAGGAGGCCGACCCGCGCACCGCCAGCGAGCTGCTCCCCGACTGGGAGCGCGTCACCGCCATGCCCGACCTCTGCGTCGAGGCCGAGCAGACCCTCGCCGAGCGTCGCGCCGCCGTCGAGCGCGTCATGGCCGGTACCGGCGGCGCCTCGACGGCCTATTTCATCGAGCTGGCCGCCGCCCTGGGCTACACGATCGAGATCGAGGACTACACCGCCCACACCGTCGGTGCCGGCGTCGATGCCCCGATGCGTGGCATCGATTGGCGCTGGGCCTGGACCGTCCGCGCCCCCGAAGACACCGTCGCCTGGTTCGCCGTCGACGGAGGCGTCAACGAACCCCTGGCGAGCTGGGGCAATGAGCGCCTCGAATGCGTCATCAGCCGCCTCAAGCCCGCCCACACCCTCGTGCTATTCGCCTACGGCGAGCAGTAAAGGCAACAAAGGAGAACCGTCGACATGGTCGATAGAGTCTATGAGAAGAACGCCGCGCAATCGGCGCCCCCGGCCCCGGCCGATCCCAGCGTCGGCTACCCCACCAGCGGCAACCCCGCCCAGGGCGTCCCCGCAACCGTCCCCGGCGACTACTGGTACCACATGATCACCGAGGCCCTGCGCAACGTCATCCTCGACGCCGGACTCACCCCGGATCACGAGGATCTCGGTCAGCTGCTCGCCGCGATCCGTGGCCTCGCCGCCACCACCACTCAGAAGGGCACCGTCGAGGCAGCAACGCCTGCTGAGGCGAAGGGCGGGGCCGCTGGCAAGTTCCCCGATGCGGCGGGGGTGCTGGCGGCCATTCAGCAGTACGGGATGGGCGCAGAATCCATCCCGGTAATTGACAACCTTGACACCATCATGGAGACAAGCCTTTCAGGATATTCCAGTGACACGACAGGGGCGCCTACAGCGCAACATGGCAGTGTACTGACAGTCAGGAGAACCGCTGGCGCTGCCACCCAGTTTGCAATGGAATATAACGTCGACGAGGTCTATGTACGGCATTATGCGACAGGCGCTTGGGGGCTGTGGGCGCGCAACTATACCGATCGAAACTTCCCGCCAGCCAGCCAAACAGAGGTCGATGCCGGCGCTGATGACAAAAAATATGTGACGCCCAAGAAGTTGCGTTGGGGGGTGTCGTATAGCATCGGGCTGAATGGCTACATTGCCTTTCCGAGCTGGCTGGGGGGGCTGGTTCTCCAATGGCTGGGGACGGCCAGTCGTAGTGACAGCGAGTCGTTCAGCTGGCCGATACCCTTCCCGAATGACGTTTTCCTGTCGGGCGCGTTCGATTACGGGGCCGGCGTGGATAAGGTCAATACGACGAACGTGACAGCAAGCGGCGGTGTTTTTAAAACAGCCGCGTCAGCTGGAGATACCTTGTGCTCTATCTTCTCAATCGGACATTAAGGGTGATTTATGCCGTACGTTTTCAGCCCCTCAAAGAACGCCTTTTTCCCATTCAGTCTGAAAGCTGAGTACCTGCGTGCCGGTGCCTGGCCCGATGATGCTGTCGAGGTAACCGCCGAGGAGTGGCAGACCTACGGACAGGGTCGCCCCCCGGCCGGCATGCGCCGTGGCGCTGATTCCGATGGCCACCCCGCCTGGGTCGAGATCCCCGCCAAGCCGGTCTCCGACCGCCGTGATCGGCAGCTCGACGCCATCGACCAGGCCGCCGGCCAAGCCCGCGCCCGCTTCGCCTCACCCGGCCAGATGATCGACGAGGAGTACCGCCAGGCCCTCGAGGCCGTCAAAGCCTGGCGCGCCGCCGGCAGCCCTGCGGACGCGATCCCGCCCGAGATACAGTCCGGTGCCGACTATTCCGGCATCACAGTCGAAGAAGCGGCGGTCGAGATCGAGCAAACCGCCGAGCAGTGGGATAGCGTCATCGCCCAGATCCGCAACCTGCGCCTCGCCGGCAAACGAGCGGTCAAAGACGCCGCCGACGATCAGATCGAGGCGGTCGCTCAGGGCTACCTCGACCAGCTCGGCGCAATCAAGCCGCCCGAGGCGTAA